GTAGAATTAAAGCTAAATTTGGCTAAAAAAATTCGATTTTCTCCGCACCAAATTGGCTTTCATTTGACTCATCCGAACAATAGTTTCATCATGCTAAAGACCCTCGGTCCTTTAGCCATAAAACTTTTTGAGGGAAGGTTTATTGAAGATTTAATTAAGGGGAAGGCAGATCCGTGTGCCACGGGTATGGAGTCAAGTCTTAAATTTTTACAAAACGTTTAGCGTCCTACATATTATAGGACAAATGTCAACGGTCAAAGTGTCGCGGCCCGAGAGAAGAGCTTGTGGGCGGGACCCACCCGGGCGCCTTCGGCGCTTGTACTTGTGACTTGTGACTTGTGACCTCCACCTGCGGACTGTGGTGCGTGCTTGTGGGCGGGACCCTCCCTATTTTTTTATTTAAGCTTGAGGGCTGGTGGAATACTACCAGCCCCGCTTGAGGACGACAGTGCCGGCAAACTACCCAGGGCCGCTTCGTCCTCGTGATCCACATGTGAGCATTTATTCTTAGTCACTGAACCATTGCTCAGGGTTGAATTCTTTTTAGTGTTGACCATAACTAATATTTTTAATTTTTGGGTTCCAGCATCGTCTACAGTCTAGACATTGCCCGCCCTGCTCCGGTGCTGGACATGTTGCTTTAGTTGTAACTACTGTTGAAGTATTGGGCCAGCTTTTAATTGGTCCCTGGTCCACCATCGGAGAAGATAAACGAATTGTTAAATTGTCAGGCTTATGTTTTAAATATTTTTTTACCCAGGCTTCTTTAGTGGGCATCCAATGCATTCGAGTAGGTGTTAACCTACAGACGGCAAAAATTTTTTGAAGGTGTTCAAGATCTTGAACGTCTCCTGAATCATGCCATCTGAAGACATCAGGCTTTTTAGAATTAATTAACAAGGCCATTGCTTCAACCCATCGCGGGTTTTTAATAGCTGCCAGCCTTCTGTATTGTGCATCTTGTACAACTTTGAAAACGTAACAACCTTTTAATGCATAACAATCGCTACAGACTGAGCCCTTTTTATTTTGAAGCTTGCCGCCGGTGTTGCACTCTTTGGCCGGTATACCTATAGACCAGCCGGGCATCTTGCCAGGCTTGCTTAAGCCTCCAACTAATAACCAGGCCTGGGCCGTGTTTAATTCTTTCATGAGTCTAATATAGGTTATTATAGGATATTGTCAACAGCTAAAATTTTTTATTTTCAGAGAAGAGCGTGTGGGCGGGACCCACCCCGTGACTTGTTGCTTGTGGTTAGTGCTTGTGGGCGGGACCCACCCATATTTTTTTTTGGTTTGACGGGACTACGACCTCCCGCCGGGGTCAACCAAATAGTGAAAGTGCGATGGTCACGACACTGATCAGTCTCTTCACACGAGGGCTTCTCGAGTCTTCCCCGCACTAATAGACTGATCCCAGATCCATCAGAGAGTGCTAGCATTTTGCATAGGACATCTCCTATCTCTAATGGATCAGGGATCAGCCGGTGCGTTGTTGAACGGCCACCGGTTAGATCCTACTTGCTTTTTCTGGTGCAAGTCCCATTAAGATTTACTGTTTTGTTTCAGCGGTAAATCTTCAAATGAGGCTGAAACTAAGTTATAACAGAATATCCTATAATAACAAGGACAATATTGTCGCACCCTAGAGAAGAGCATGTGGGCGGGGCCCACCCATATAAAAAAATAAAAATTTTTTTCTTTTTAGGGCTTGACACTTATCCTATAATAACCTATAAACAAATCATAACTAACTAAATGAAAGGAATACATTATGGCTAGTAAAATGAGTGTAAGAACGCAGGATCATTTTAAAGAAAAGATAAGAAGAAATATTGATCCTTTAATAGAAGAGCAGGAATTGTTGGTTAGACAACATACAACAGCAATGACTGACAAAGCCGCTAAAAAATTGGCGGTTAAGATTGGCGCGTTTAAAATTATGGACGCGTTAAAAATAGCTGAAGATAACTTGAAGAAGGCGCAGACTAACGCGCAAAGTTTCTTTGAGAAAAAAGCTACAACCAAAGGTAAGAAGGAAGAGCTATCTTCTAAATTTGATAAGAACTCTTATCGTTATAATGATGATAAGATTACTTATGGGGATTGTGAAGAGCAAATTAGGGAGTGGGCTAAAAAAGAAGCTCAAAAATTTATTGAGAAACTTCCTGAAGGTTCTAAACTTGCTGAACTCAAACGAATAAAAAGAGTTGCAGAAGATCAAGTTATGGAAGCCGACGCGCCTTCTGAATTAGTTGCACAATTAAACAATGTGTTTTCTAAAACTCTCAATATAACTTGGAACGAAACACCAAAGAAAGTGATGATTAGTCAATGATTGAAATAGTATTATTAACAGCAATCACGGGTATTGTTGGTGTTGGTATTTATCTGATGAGAGAAACAGATAAATTTATTGAAGAGCAAAATAGACAGATACGATTACAACAAGCGTATGATCGTATAACTAAAATGTCTAAACAAAAACAAATGGAGTTTAAATTTGATAAATAAATAAACGAGGGGGTGGCAAATTTTGGCAGTTGCTTAAATGTTGCGACAGCATAACAGCCCCCTCGCTAAAAAATTATAGAGAAGAGCATGTGGGCGGGGCCCACCCGGGGAGGAAAAAAAATTGACCCATTATGGACATATAGTTACTGGACATTATAGGATAGAAATGCGATACTCCATTATTAACTTAACGAAAGGAATACAATGTTAATAGTACACTACCAAAACCTAAAACACTATAATGCAGATAAAGGCCAGTGGTTAGGTGAAAAAGGTCAGAACGCAATTGACCAAAGAAAACAAGCGGACACTTTGGGTTGGTTGATGATGTCAATCGGTGTTTATGAAATTACAGAAAAGACTATCGAGGAGATACTTTTCAGAACTAAATTTCTAGACATGGTTCACGATTCACCGGGCTTTCTTGGTGACCCAAGTATCACGGATTTAAGACAGCTATTTAAAAATCATTTAGGTTTAAAAATAGAAGTGACTAACACTGGTCTTAAAAACATAAGCACGCGACATAAGTTTATGGTTAATCAATTAGATAGATTAGAGGAGAATGTATTGAAACAAATAAATAACTAGTTTCGTTAAGAAATAGGCCATGCAGTATTTGCATGGCCTATCCTACATTATCCTATGCACAGACTGCATACCACTCAGAGTTGTGTAGAGAAGAGCATGTGGGCGGGACCCACCCAGGCGCGCTTCGCGCGCTTTAAAAGGGGACCCTAAAGGAATTACTTTCATGTTTCACGTGAAACATTTTTGTCGATACCCCCTTGGCCTAGTAGGGGTCCCAGACCTACCCTATAGTGTTTGATTTACTCAGTCATTCGGGTATAATACTTTCTACCCACATTGAAATATATGCTAACAGTACACGATATTAATAAAATTGCAGATCCGGTCGAAAGAAAAAAGTTAAAGATTCAGATCATACAACGAGAGCAAAGAAAAGAACTTAAAAAAGTTCGTACTCAATTTTTGCCTTTTGTAAAAAAGATGTGGCCAGATTTTATAGAGGGGTCCCATCACACCGAGATAGCAGATAAGTTCAATAGATTAGCAACTGGAGAATTAACCCGTTTAATTATAAACATGCCACCTAGGCATACTAAATCTGAATTTGCATCGTTCTTTCTTCCTGCATGGATGATTGGACAAAATCCAAAATTAAAAATAATTCAAGCAACTCACACGGCAGAACTTGCTGTAAACTTTGGTCGTAAAACAAAACACTTAATTGATTCATCAGAGTATCAACAAATTTTTAAAACAAGACTTCAGGAAGATAGTAAAGCTGCAGGACGTTGGAATACATCTGATGGTGGTGAATACTTTGCAGTCGGTGTTCAAGGTGCGGTAACCGGTAGAGGTGCAGACTTGTTAATCATAGATGACCCACACTCCGAGCAAGATGTTAATTCAGCAAATGCATTTGATAATGCATGGGAGTGGTATACTAGTGGACCACGGCAAAGGCTTCAACCAGGAGGTCGTATTGTTTTAGTTATGACTCGTTGGAGTACAAAAGATCTTACACAAAAATTAATTAACGCTCAAAAAAATGAAAACGCAGATCAATGGGAAGTTATAGAGTTTCCTGCAATCCTTCCAAACGGCAAACCAGTCTGGCCTGAATATTGGAAGCTCGAGGATCTTGAATCTGTAAAAGCATCTGCGGGTGTTGCAAAATGGAACGCGCAATACATGCAGAACCCAACATCAGAAGAAGGAGCTCTCATCAAGAGAGAATGGTGGAAAGATTGGGAACACGAACACATGCCTGTCGTTGAACATACTATTCAAAGTTATGATACAGCATTTTTAAAAAAGGAGACAGCTGATTATAGTGCAATTACAACTTGGGGAGTCTTTCGTCCAAACGAAGATGCTGGCCCACAAATAATATTATTAGACTCATACAAAGAACGTTTAGAGTTTCCAGAGTTACGTCGTGTTGCATTAGAACAATATAAATATTGGAATCCAGATACAGTTATTGTTGAGGCTAAAGCTTCTGGTTTACCCTTAATGTACGAGCTTAGACAAATGGGAATACCCGCAGTAAATTTTACACCTAGTAAAGGTCAAGATAAAATCGCTAGAGTTAATGCAGTCTCTCCAATGTTTGAAGCTGGACAAGTGTGGGCTCCTTTGCGAGAAGAGTATGCTCAAGAAATGGTAGAAGAGGTTGCTGCATTTCCATACGGAGATCATGACGATTTAGTTGATAGTATGACTCAAGCTTTAATGAGATTTAGACAAGGAGGGTTGCTAAGACACCCAGAAGACTATAAAGATGAAGATCAACCTAAACGAAAAAAGAAATTTTATTGGTAATGAAAAAGAATCCAACCTTAGTTAAAAACATGAAACATGTTAAATTTGATCAGATACCGCCATTAAGTGGCCCTGATCCACGAGGCTTGATTAATCCCACAAAACAAGTTAAACCTAATCAATTGGAGAAAATAAATGGCAGACATAGACAAAGCATTAACCGAAGTAAGAAAATCGGTTGAGATACCAGGGCCCGAGGAACAAGCAGAGGCTACTGAAGAAATTAAAGAATCATTACCAGATCCTGGTGAAACAGAGATTACCCCGACAGAAGATGGCGGAGTAGAAATTAATTTTGAACCTGGAGCATTTAACCAAGCACAAAGTGAAAACCACTTTGATAATTTAGCTGAGTTATTACCAGAGGATGTGTTAGGTCCTTTAGGTTCAGAGTTAAATCAAAACTACATGGACTACAAAGAGTCTCGTAAAGAATGGGAACACACTTACATCACAGGTTTAGATTTACTAGGATTTAAATACGAAGATAGAACAGAACCTTTTTCAGGTGCAGCAGGAGCTACACACCCGGTTCTTGCAGAAGCAGTTACTCAGTTTCAAGCATTGGCTTACAAAGAATTACTCCCGGCCGACGGACCAGTAAGAACTCAAATTATGGGAGCGCCAAGTGCTGAAAAAGAAATGCAATCAAATAGAGTAAAAGATTTTATGAACTATCAATTGATGGATCAAATGAAAGAATACGAACCTGAGTTTGACCAGTTATTATTTTATTTACCATTAGCAGGATCTGCATTTAAAAAAGTTTACTATGATGACTTGTTAGGTAGAGC